ATTTCTTCATAATTAGTCTAAATTTATTCATCAAATTATCTTTTTGGAAGGTACCTTACAATTAAAAAAATTGTCAAGGTCATTTGATTCTGACCTTTTAAATTACCTCTTCTATCATAAGAATAGTTATAAAAAAATGTCAATATATTTTTCTAAAGATGGTGTGCGTCACCTTCATGATCGGAACTCATCGATAGTTGGTGCTTATGTGGATAAGACCAACGTAAAAGAGGACGATTGTGACTGTGATATATTTGCTTACGTTAAGGTAGTTGACAAGGAGTTTGTCAGTCGTCGATTGGTCAAAGGTAAGCGTTTGACTTTTCAGCAGATGACTATTAATCTTCTTTGTAGGCTGGATGCCGCTCTTACCGTTAAGAACAGTAGTGTTGTTGTACGTGATTCTAATAATTCTAATTTGAATTATCCTTTGATTAAAGCACTTACTGGTCCAAATATGTATAATATCAAGCCCCCTTTTCCTGCTACTAGGTTATTGCCCTCTGGGCCATTAACCATAAACAAGGATATTGCGGATGATCATCAGGCGTGGGACGTGTTGTATTTGTCTAGCCTATGTAATAGAAATTTTCCGAGGAAGTTTTTGCTTGATGAAGTGTTTGAGCCACTTAGACAGTCTGGTTCTGTGATTGCTGACAAAAATGGATTTACTGGTAGTGAATGGAGATATAAGGTTATGTCTCTTACTTCATTGTGTCTCAGGAAAGTCAGTTGTTATAATAATGTTTATGGTACATATAATGGTGTTCCTAATTTATCTTACTCTATGGATGGAGCTGAGAATAAAATTTATGCCGCTTTGGCCAATTTGTCTAAGCCTACTCACACAATGCAACATCTTTCTAATTCATTATCTAGTAATTTGTCCACTGTATTGCAGTTTATGACAAAGATGTTGAAAGTTGAGGAATTTAAGAGGTCCAGAGTTTGGATCTATTCGCTTGTTAAAAGTTTGAATCAAACCATGCCCATTGGCGGGGCCTCAGGATTGCGCGCTGGCCCTAATGTTAAGATCAATGTTGAAGATACGTATGCAAATGTTACCGTCAATGGAAAAAAAGCTCATCAGATAGAATATGCAGTTTCACAATTGGATGAGATGTATGCTGCACACAAACGTGGTGAGCCTGTTGTGTTTAAAGATAGAGCGTGGGTTGATATTGGAAAGGCTGAGACTTTAGCGGGCCTTACAGGTGCTGAGATACTTAAATTTAACGAGAAGTTGAGGTTGATATGTATTAATTCGATTGCCCTAGCTTTGGGTGAGAGATATGTTCATTCTTTTCGTCAAAATATTGAAAGAGGTAATCACATTGCTATTGGTACAAACTTTTGGAGTGGTGGGGCTAATAAGATGGCTAATAGGCTCCACTGTGGGAAGAAGGGCTATAAATGGTTTACTGGTGACTTTTCTTCTCTAGACACTACTCTAAAAGCTCCTATGTTATTGATATACAGTCACTTTTCTAGTTATTATTATAAGGAAGATAGGGGTGACTATGATTTTATGGAGAAACTTTTGGAAGAAGTTGCAAAGAACTTGGTTTATAGGCCGACTCTTGTTTATCGTGATATATGGAAAATGATTTACGGAGGTATGCCTTCTGGGGCTTATGAGACATCGCATGGAGATTCTTGGATTGTGATGTTTATCTTTGTCTCATGGATGGTCTCTTGTGCTCAGAGACATCCACCTAAAATGGCTGATATATATATGGCTATGTTGACTGGTGAAATATATTTTGTCATTTATGGAGATGACTTTGTCTTTGCTATGCCTGATCGATTCTGTTCTATTCTTAATGTTGAATCGTTGTCTAAGTATTGTTCTACTCAATTTGATATGGTTATGCGTGATTGTTGTACTTTTGACAGTTTTTTGTCGGTACCATGCTCTAAATCTGGACGTATAGTTAAGCCTAATGTTGTTTTCTTGTCTCGTTATTTTGTTAGTAGAGATTCTGTTACAACTAGGAAAGATCTTCCAGAGGTATTACCCTATCGTGATATGTTAAAGATTGTTAAGAAATTGCCTTATGATGATAAGGGTCAAAGAACTGATTTTGAAATGGTGCTTGCTTCTATCGGTGCCGCCTATGATACTAATGGGACCAATTTAAGAGCTTATCAATATTGTAAATTTATGTATGATAGAGCCATGTCTAGATTTAATGGCTTGACTTTTGCTGAAGTACGTGAAAATGTTATATTTAATGCTAATTCTAAGAATTTGAATAATATATTTAAAAAAACTCTTGTGACTTATGAAGAATTGTTAAAAGGATTTCCGTCGTTAGACTCCCTGCTAGAGCGTCATGTTGATGACCCATCAAAGCATATCTACAGGGATGAAGGATACGCAGGTGACTCAATGTCAGTATCTGTCTTCGATGAGTTATATTCCGATAAGTAATTCGCCTTCGGCGTTCGCGGTCTATCTTTCCCGCGTAAACAAAGAAAGATGGCGCTTGATTATGGTAGTCGCCTTACAAGGAAAATAATTATCCATACCCAGGTGTGAACTGGGATATCAAACGATTTTATTGTTTAGTTTTAAGCCGCCTCTCTTCATTGAATTTTAAGAGGTGGAGCTGATGCTCCTAAAAACGTTATGCAGTAATTTGCTCTAATTTTTTACTGGGTTTTTCATCAAAAAAACAACTTATGAGCCGTTCGGGGTAAAGAGCGGTTCTTTTTCATTTTAAAAAATTATAAAAAACAAAATAAAAATATAGAAATAATCCAAAATATAAAAAATAAAACAAA